CCAACCGGCGTCCCACTCGATGCGGCTGCCCTGAACGGTGTCCTGGGCCTTGAGCACTAGGGCGTTCTTGGCCTCGAGGCTGTAGTGGATCGGCGTCGCCCGCGGGTAGAAGTCGCGCACCAGGTCGAACACGCCATACCCCACGCCGGTGATATCGATGCCGATGTGCTGGACGTTGAAACGCTCGGTCAGCTTCTTGACCTGGGCGGCCTGGTGGGTGAACGACGTGCCACGCCAGCTGTGTTTCTCTAGGATGCGGAACTTGCCGCCCTGCTCGAGCGGCGGGGCCACCACCACGCACGTGGCATCGTCCCGCGTGCGACTTGGGTCATAGCCGAGCCATACCGGTGCGTTGCCGAATGGGCGAGCGTCGTCGGGCTCGTAGTCCGTCCACAGGGCGATATCGGAATAGCAGCGCTCCAGATCCGACAGGGTGAAGGCTGACTGGCTGCTGTCGATAAATTTGCACATGAACAGCTGCTCGAAGCGATCGTCGTCGTACTCGTTGCGCAGCTGCTCGAGGTCGAACAGATCGCAGCCGCCGGCGATCGCATCCTGGATGGTGATCACCTTGCGCCACTGGCCATCCGGGCAGAGCGCACCGGCGGTGTAGGCGGCCTCGGCCGGCCAGGTCTGCCCCGACTTTTTGCCGCGTTTGCTGTTGCGGTAAGTTTCGCCCGTCCAGAACGGGTATGCCTGGTGGGTAACGGCGCTGGGCGTCGAGAAATAGGTGATGCGCCACTTCTTGTGTGTGGCCATCGCGCTGGCCACGGTCTGCAGCTTCTGGAAATCGCGGATCCAGAAGTACTCGTCGACGTAGACGTGCCCGTGATAGCCCTGGGCGGTGCTGCTGTTCGTCGACAGAAAGCGCAGCTCGGCGCCGTTGCTCAGGGTGATGGGGTTGCCGGTCAGCTCGATGCCGAACCAGGAACTGGCGAAGCCGACGATGTAGCTGCGGAAAATCTCGGACTGGGCACGGCTGGCCGACAGGAATATCTGGTTGTCGCCGGTCAACACCGCATCCATGAACGCTTCGGCGGCGAAGTAATAGGTCAGGCCCACCTGGCGGGATTTGAGGATGTTGCGGATCCGCCGCGTCAGCGGGTTCTGTTTCGCCTCGAATAGCTGCTGCTGGTAGCCATACATGGTCGAGGTGAACTTCTCCAGGAAGTGCACCTCGGTCAGGCCGCTGATGTCGTTCTTGGGCTTCTTCTCTTTGCGCTTGCCGCCGCCTTCGCCGCGCGGGCCACGCTCCCGCCGTTCGCCCCGGGGCGAATCACGCCCCTCACGTTGATCGTGCTCATTCGCTGCCGGCGCCGATGGTGCTGCCGGCCGGCTGGCTTGCTTCAGCAGGCGCTCACGGATCCCGGTCAGGCGATCGAGCTCGTCGAGCTCTGCCTTGCCCAGGGCGTCGGGTTTCTCCAATAGGAGGGTGATGCGGCGGCTGACAGCGGTCAGCGGTTCCTCATCCGTCAGCATCTCGTCCCAGCCGCCGCGGGCGATCCAGTAGTACACGATCCGGACGTTGGGCAGGCCGAGCTGTGCCTGGATTTCCTTCGGCTTTGTGCGGCGAAGGAACAGACGTTTTGCGGCTTCTTTTACTTCGATGGCGTATGGCATGGGCCGCAGTCTATGCGGCGAAAACGCAGCGAACGCGCAGATAAAATCCTAGTTATTCCTATTTTCTGATTTTAGAAATAGCTCAAAACGGTATCGATTGTTGAGGCATTTTTTGGTGCCTATCGTGGCGGCATCTGATCACCGACGAGCCACTTTCAGCCCATGCCCCGCTCCCTTGTTTCGTACTGGAAACGTGTTGCCACCAGCGGCCCGACCGCCGATGGCCGCGAGATCACGCCGCAGGAGCTGCGCGAGATCGCCGAGACCTACAAGCCGTCGCGTTATACGGCGGTGATCTGGGCCGAGCATGAGCGCTGCTGGGGCTCGCACGGCACCGTTTTCGCGGTGCGCCTGGTCGAGGATGACCCGGAACTGGAAGAAGGCCAGGTTGCCCTCGAGGCGCAGCTGAAGCCCAACGACAAGCTGCTGCACCTCAACGACAGCGGCGAGAAGCTGTTCACCAGCATCGAGATCTACCCGAACTTCGCCAACACCGGCAAGGCATACCTCACCGGCCTGGCCGTCACCGACGAGCCGGCCAGCCTGGGCACCCAGGAGCTGTATTTCTCCCGCCGTACCGACAAGGCGACCTACTACGCAGCGTCCGTCGAGCTGGGTCAGTTGCGCGACGAAGGACCGGTCAGCACCGAAACCAATCGGCTGATCACCGCACTGACCACCTTTTTCAAGCGCTTCGCCGCCGTGGCGCCCACCGAAACCCCGCAAACCCCAACCGAGAGCACCCCACCAATGGATGAAGCCACAGCCTTGGCGCTGGCCGCGCTGATCGAGCAGCAGATGCTGGTCATCGCCGGCATGCAAGCGCTGCTCAAGCCGGAAACCGACGAACTGGAAGAAGAACCGGCCGAGCAAGAAGAAGTGTCGACCGTCGCCGAAGCCGTCCAGGACATCCTCGACAAGGCCGATGCCGATCGCGAGTTCTCGCGGCGCAAGCCCCAGGCCAAGGGCAGCGAGCTGTCCAAAGTTGCCGCCGCCCTGGCCAGCCTGGACAAGCGCTTCAGCGCCCTGGAAAACACCGCCGGCGGCCGCACGCTGCCGCGCTCCACTGGCGCCGCCGCCCCGGCCAAGAAGAAGGTGCTCTGACATGGCACAGCCACTCAGCCAACGGGCTGTTGAACAGTACGCACAGCTGCAGGCCGACATGGCGGAAAGCTACGGCGTAGAAGACGCCAGCCGCCAGTTCACCGTCGAGCCGTCCATTGCCCAGGATCTGAACGACGCCATCACCGCCCGCGCTGATTTCCTGGAGCGCATCAACGTGGTGCCGGTCAGCGAGATCAAGGGCGAGAAGGTCTTCATCGGTGTGAACGGCCCGGTAACTGGCCGTACCGACGTCAAGACCAAGGATCGCGTCGCTCGTGACGTGTCGGCGCTCGATAGCACCAAGTACGAGCTGCAGGACACCCATTCGGACGTGGGCCTGCCCTACGCCAAGATCGACGCCTGGGCCAAGTTCCCCGACTTTGCCGACCGTTACTCGGCCGCGGTGCAGAAGCGCATCGCCCAAGACCGAATCATCATCGGCTTTCACGGCACCCATGCAGCCGCGGATACTGATCCGGTTGCCTATCCGAAGCTCCAGGACGTGAACAAGGGCTGGTTGCAGCAGGCTCGCGAGCAGATCCCGGCGCAGGTACTGCGCGAAGGCAAGGTGGCCGGAAAAATCACCATGGGCAAGGGCGGCGATTACGCCAACCTCGACGCCCTGGTGCACGACACCAAGCAGATGGTCGACGAGAAGCTGCGCGACGACGGCGATCTGATCACCATCATCGGCAGCGACCTGTTGGCAGCCGACAAGGCGAAGCTCTACACCACTCAAGCGGGCAAACCGACTGAGAAAGAGCGCATCGAAAACGCCCAGGTAATCGCCACCTACGGCGGCCTCCCGGCTTTCACCGTGCCGAACTTTCCGGTCAACGCCGTGCTGGTCACCAGCTGGGACAACCTGTCGATTTACTTCCAGGACACCAGCTGGCGTAAGCAGACCATCGACAACCCGCGCCGCTCCCGCGTCGAGGATTTCAACAGCCGCAACGAAGGCTATGTGATCGAGCAGCTGGAGAAGTTCGCGCTGACCGAGAACGTCGAGATCCTGGAGGACGCGGAGTGAGCCTCGCCCTGCGCCACAAGCGCACTGTGCTCGCCGGCGGCATTGCCGCCAGCGCGGCGCCTGCCGCCGAGCCCTACACCGCCGCCAACGCCCTGAGCAGCCCGGCCAACGCCCAGAAGCACCTCAAGCTGATGGAAGCCTCGCTGGCTGCCGATCTGGAGCGAATCAGCCAGATCGATAGCCGCGAGCAGCGTCAGCAGCTGAAGCGCGACGAGCTACTGCCCAAGTACCTGGATTATGTGCAGCGCTACCGCGAGAGCGGCCTGAACTACGCCAACCCGGTGTTAGCTCACGTGCTGGTGTGGCTGTTCGATACCGCCCAGTTCGAGCAGGGTCTGGAGTTGGCCACCTTCGCCATGGAGCAGGGCCAGAAGCTGCCGGAGCGCTTCGATCGCAACATCCAGACCTTCGTGGCGGACGAGGTGATCGAGTGGGCCGAGGCAGAGTACAAGGCCAAGCGATCGCCCGAACCATACGTTTCCAACTTGCTGCCCCTGGTGGACGGCGAGTGGCAGCTGTTCGAGCGCATCCCGGCCCGGTACCACAAGGTGCTCGGCATCCTGGCCATGGACGAGAAGGAATGGGCCAAGGCCATTGCCCACTTTGAGCGCGCCACTGCGCTGTATGCCGAGATCGGCGTTAACACCCGCCTGGAGGGTGCCCGCAAGGCGCTGCGCAAGCAGCAGGCCGAAGGCGCCCCCGAGTAACCGTCTACCCACCCCCAGCGGGGCCTGTCGAGGTGTAACGGCTGCGTGCAGCCCGTTGCCACCGAAGGCAGTGACCCCGCCCTATTCGAGCGGCCAGCAATGAGCTTTTCCGGCAAACCCACCAACCTGGTGGAACAGGCGATCGAGAATGACGGCTTCTGGCCGGATCTCTCCGTTGCCGAGTTCCAGAAGGGCTACCGCCTGCCGGCGGAGTACCTGGTGGAATTGCTGGCCGATGGTTTGGCAATCGCCATGGGCGAGGTCAACAGCGACCTGGCCAAGCGCAAAAGCCAGTGGAAAGCCGCCGGCATCACCAATGTGGCCGCGGCCGATCCCCTGGTGCTGCCCGAGCGCACTCATATGGCCGCCACCTACAAGCGCGCCGTGTACTGCCGTGCCAAGGCGTACCTGCTGCAGCAGTTCGCCACCGTGAACCGCCGCGCCGAGGCCGCCAACGTCGCCAAGGAAAGCCCGGAGACCCGCGAGCAGTTCCTGGCCTTTTCCCAGCAGGCGGTGCGTTCGATCCAGGGCCGCGGCCGCATCACGGCGGCGCTGCTATGAACAAGCTGCGCGCCCTGACCGCCCACCTGCTGCAGTGCCAGCTGGTGTCCGCCGAGCAGCTGGACAGCTGGGCCGAGCAGGTGACCCTGGATCTGGTCTGGAAGGACGACCTGCAGGGGCTGCACCTGGGCGACATGCGCTATCGCGCCGTGGTGGTGCTCGAGCGCTTCGCCGACCACCCGGGCCGGCTGATGGCCCTGGTCGGCAGCTGGCTGGAGAACCACGACGAAGGCCGCGCCGATCACGCGCTGCCGGCGCCTACGTTCGACATCGAGCAGTTGGACAACGACCTGGCCGACGTCGAGCTGTCCCTGGAGTTCGTCGAGCCCCAGTACCTGGCCGAGCAACAGGACGGCGAGATCGAGGCCTTTGGCAAGCGCTGGGCGTTCGTGCCGTTCGACTTGTGGGTTGCA